CTCCTGCTTGTCGGCTACGGGTTCGACGACAAGCAGGAGCAGTGCTACAAGTTCATGGTCCAGCTACCGGCGGTGGCCGCGCCCGGGGCGCCGACCGTGGCGCTGGCCGGGTCCGGGGCCGGCAACCTGAGCGCCGGTGCCTACACGTACCGCGTGACGTTCATGGTCGATCACGGCGGGGAGCTGCGCGAGACCCAGGGCGGTACGGCGAGCGGCACGGTCACCGTGGTGACCCCGGCGTCCAACGGCAAGGTGAACGTCACGGCCATCCCGCTGGGCGGAACGAGGACCAGATACCGGAAGCTGTACCGGACGACGGCGGGCGGCGCGCAGCACAAGTTCCTGGCGCTGATCGCCGACAACACGACGACCAGCTACCTGGACAACATCGCGGACAGCGCGCTGGGCGCGAACGCGCCGACCGTGGCCTTGCCTCGCACCCTGTACTACCTCGTGCATTACGAGGAGATCGACCCGTCGCGCGCCGCGCGCGGCATCCGACCGCGCATCACGTTCAACGTGCGGGGTCGCCTGGATTCGGTCATGGGCCGGGTGGCTGACTCCAACACGCACCTGGAGCAGACGTATGTCGGGTCATGCGACGGCTACGTGCGGCGCGAGAACGTGGCGGACGACGCTGACGACGACGGCGACACGTACCAGAAGCGGATGGTGGTGGAGCACGGGCACGACTACTTCGAGGACGTTGGCGGCAGCCGGATGCAGGGCAAGGTGTTCACCGATGAGACCGTGTTCATCGTGAACGAGAACCAGGCCGCGACGCTGAAGCTGTTCGTGGGAAACGACCAGGCGGCGGAAGGCGAGCCGCGGTTCACGAAAACGATTCCCTCGGGGGCCTCGGCCGGCAAGGTGGGGCGCGACGAGTTCTACACCAAGCCGTTCTCCGGGGGCCACGGGATTACCGCGAGGCTTGAAATTGTTGCGCCAGTGGGAGTACAGTACCGAGGACACGCCGGGGCGTGGAGAGATGGTCTCAAGACACGGCCCTCGCTCAGCTAGGGGGGTGTGATGCCTCTAATGCCCATCGGTCCGCTGCCGCCGCCGCGGGGCGCCATCGACCCAAGGCGTAAGATCGAAGCTGGTCCGGGTCCGATACGTCCGACGGGCATCGCTCCACGACGGGCCGCACCTGGCGTGCCCGGTGCGCCGCCGGCCGATGACCAGATGGTGACGCAGACGTTTGGCGCGCCGCCACCCGGTGGCCGTCCGATCATCAACCTGCCACGACCCAGCGCCCCCGGGCCCCCGAGATGGGGCTCGCCAGGCCAGGTCGGACCGGGCGCGGTCCCGGCACCCGGTGCGGCACCCGGAGCCGGGAGCGCGCAGGACATTCTGCGGGGGCTGCTCGGCCCCGGCAGTCGCACGGGTCCCGGGGCCGGGGCCGTGGTTCCAGGGGGCCCGGTCGGTAGCCTCGGCCTGCCGCCGTCCGTGACCCAGACGCAGTACGACCCGCTGCTCCAGCGCCATGCGGCGCGCCTCGAGGAGCGGCTGAGCCAGCCGGACGTCACGACGCAGCGCGCCATCGAGCGGGCGGCCGGTGCCATCCGCGACCTCGGGGAAGGCCAGCAGACGGCGGTGCGCGAGCAGTTCCAGCGGCTCGGTGCCGAGGGCGGGGAGGCGGGCGGCGAGCTGGAGGCGCTGACCCGGATTCAGGAGGGCATCGCGTCGGGTGCCGCCCGGTCGGCGGCCGACATCTCGGCGCAGCGCGAGCGTGACATCTTCGGTGAGCTCGTGGGTGCCACCGGCGCGCTGGGCGCGCCCGGCGCCGCGGCGGCGCGAGACCGCGAGATCGCGCTGCGCCAGTGGTCGGAGGCCGAGGCCGCGCGGCGTGCGCAAGAGGCGCTGGACATCCAACGCGAGGCCCAGCGCATAGCGACGATCCGCGGGCTGTGGGACATGTTCCCGACGAGCCCGGTGACCCCGGGCTGGGCATAGAGGAGGACGGCCATGCCGCTGATGGGTGAGACGACTTACGGGCCGGGCGGCGTCAACGTGACGACCGCGGCCAGCGGCTTGGGTGCGGCGCCCTATGCCGGGATGGACGTCATGGGCCGGCTGATCGCCAAGCGCCTCGCCGACTACGAGAAGGACCGCGCGTTCATGGAGAACGAGCGCAAGCTCGAGTCCAAGGCCAGGCAGAAGGGGCGGCAGCATGCGCCGACGGCCGTCAACGTCGGGATGCGGCCGAACGATCAGATGCTGCGGGCCGCCGCGCAGAAGGCGGCGCTGGCCCAGGCTCGTGCGCAGTACGAGGGGGCACCGCAGAAGCTGACGACGCTCCCCGGGATGACCACGGGCTACTTCCAGGCGCCCGAGCTGATGAGCGGCGCGCAGCGACAGGCGTTCCTGCCGAAGGAGACGGCCTTCGTTCCGCCCATGGCGGCGTTCGGTCCCTCGCAGATGGATCGGTGGTCCGCGGAGCGCGGGGGCCTGCCGCTGCCGTCGCCAGGCGAGGACATCTACAGCCGGAGGGCCTGAGCTATGGGCAGCAACGTGTCGCCGTTCATGGCGTTCGTTCCCGGACCCTACCAGGAGCCGGGGCTCGAGGCGCTGCGCTCGGGGTTCGGCACGTCGCGTGTCGGGCGTTTCGCGGGCACCGCGCTCGCCGGGCCCCTCGACATCATGCGGCAAGCGGCTCAGGGCGCTGTCGGCGGTGTCGCGCGCGGCATCGAATACGCGATGGAGGACCCGGAGGCCGCGCGGCCGTCTCCGGCCGCCGGCTACGTTCCGCCGCCGGGCCCCCCGCCGCCGGCCGTTGACGTGGGGGCGGATGCGATTCGGTCCGGGATGATGGCCGCCACGCCCCGCGGGCCGTCGGCGGACGTCATGCGCGGGCTGCAGAGCCGCGCGTTCGGCCCGGCGACGGCCATGGCCCCGGAGTGGGGTGACGTCCGGTTGCCCGGCGAAGAGAGCGGCATGGCCCCGGTGCGCCCCGCTGGACAGATGGTGCAGGACGAGGCGGCGCGCCAGGCGCTGGACGCCATCTACGGCAACCGGGCGCGGGCCATCGAACAGTCGTGGCAGGAGCGGTTCGGGCCACAGGTGGGGCTCGAGCGCATGGGCGCGGAGCGCGAGGCCGAGGAGATGATGGTTCCGAGCCGGCCGCTGGTCGGCCCGGGCGGCGCGTTCACGCAGCAGGCTGGAGTCTACAGGGCTGGCGAGCCGCAGACTCCGGTCGGCATCCGGCGGCGCATCGAGGCACCGGCGGCCGGCGAAGTGGCCAAGACCCAGGGCGTTCTGGCGATCTTCTCCAATCTCCAGAAGGACCTGGACGACAACATCGCGAAGATCACAGCCGACAAGGGTCTGAGTTCCGATGAGCGGATGGCGCGCATCAAGCAGCAGATCCAGCAAGCGCGGCTCCTTGGCTCGCTGCTCGATCGCATGGTCACGCGCCAGCCGTCGTACGAGATGCCAGGTGAGGCTCAGCCCGGCCAGTGATCCATGGCGCTCATCGACGAAATCCTTGAGGGACGATTTAGGTCTCCGTTCCTCGAACAGTCGCCAGCATCCCACAGCCTGATCCCCGAGTACGTTCCAAGCCGCGCCATAGACCGCGAGCCGGAGGCCCCAGAGCAGCCGGGCTTCGGGTCGCGCACGCTCCACGCGATCGGCAGCGTGCTCGGCGCGCCGAAGGCCGGAGTCGATTGGGTGTCGCGCAAGGTGTCGCGCGACCTGCTTAAGCTGCCGGTCAGCGAACAGGCGACGACCGGCGGCATGTTGCGCTCGGCGCTCGGCCTGGACCCCGGGGAGTGGACGGGGAAATCTGCGGGCGACTACGTGGCGCGTCTCGGGGGCCGGGCCATCGAGTTCGCGGGCGACATCGGGACCGATCCGTTGGTCGGCGGCATGGGCGTGCTGGGCAAGGTGGTGCGCACGGGGCGCGTGGCGGGTGCCGCGCTGCAGGCGGGGCGCGTGGCGCCCGAGGCGCTGGACGCGCTGGTCCAGGCCGGGCGGATCACGCCACAGGCGGCGGCGGCCGCCGCGGCGGCCGGCGGCCGGCTGACACCGGAAGTGGTGAAGGCGTCGGAGGCCGCGATCAGAGCCGCGCGCATCGCGCGCCCGGCGCAGATCGGGATGGAGGCTACGTTCCTCGGCACCATGGTGCCGGCCGCGGTCCAGGAGACGGCGGCCGCCGTGGACACGATCCGCAGCGAGGGCCTGACTCCGAAGGCCGCGGAGGAGGTGCTAGGTGCCTCGCTCTCCGCGTACATGGCGGGGCAGATTACCAGGGGCATAGGGCGTAACCTGCGGGCGATCGACCGGCCCCCGACGTGGACGCCGGTCGAGCCCACGGAGGTTCTGCCTCCGGGCGCCCCGCCGATGGGCGGTCTGCCGCCGGGCGCCCAGCCCGGTGCCGAGTTGCCGCCTGGCGCCCCGCCGCCGCGACTGCTGCCGCGTGGCCCGCTGATCACTCGGCCGCCGACCGCCGAAGGTCCGTTCCTGATGCCGGAGGCCCCAGGTGGACGACCGCCGCCGATCCGCCCCGTGGAGCGCGCGGGCCCGATCGGTGGCCGCGACCTCGAGGCGCAGCTCGCGGAGATCGACCAGTTGATGGCCGGTGGACTGCCGGCGGCGCGCGAGCGCGCGGCTCAGGCCGAGGCCGTGCGTGCCGCGGGTGCCGCCGAGGCCGAGAGACGCGAGGTGCGCGACGTCGAGGCGAGGCGTCAGGCTGAGTTGACGGCGGCCTACGCGCCGATCGCCAGGCGGCTGGTGAGCCCGGAGCGGCGCATCGAGCTGCCGCCTGGCGCCGAGATCGAGGCACCGGACATCGTGGCGTTGCGCGCGGCGCTCGGCGAGCGACCGGCGCCGGCCGTGGTGGGGGAGGTAGCGCTCCCGCCGGAGGCGGTCCAGGCGCCGGTCGCTCTCCCGGCGCGGCGCATAGAGGCACCCCCTGAGCCGCTGCCTGCCGTTGCAACGGCACCCGCGGCAGCCGGACAGCCGATCGCCCTACCCGAGCCCACGGTGCCCGCCGTACAGGCACCTGCGCCGCCGCCGCGTTTCCGACGGGCAGAGGAGCGGTTCGAGCTGCCACCCGGGTTCCGGCCGACGGCGCACCCGGCGCCGCCGGAGGGCGCGTTGCCGTTGGACGCACTGCCGCAGGCGCTGCGCGAGCCCGCGCGCCGCGCTGCCCAGGACATCTCGCGCCAGATCCAGCGGGGCCGGGGCAGCAAGGAAGACGTGGACCGCGCGCTGGCCACGCTGCCCGACGCCCTTCGGCCGCACGCCGAGGCCATCGGTCGGCACGCGCAGATGGACGCCTACTCGCGGTTCAGCGGCCAGAACCTAGCGGACAGCCTGGCCGAAGCCTACGAGGGCCGGGGGCCCACCGGCGTGAGCATCGCGCGCTCGCCATCCGACCCATCGTCCTACGACGTGATCTACAGGGAACGCAACAAGATACAGGCTGGCGCGCGAGTCGTCGGCGGGCGCGTGACCATGGTCACCGGCCCGGAGAAGGCGTTCGACCACGTGGACAACGCGCTTGACGCGCTGGGCGCGACGCGCGATGATACGTTGACCCTACTCGGAGGCTTGCGTCGCCGGAAGCGGGCGGCGCGTATCACGGAGGCTGAACGTGCCGGTAGACTGGAACGACCCGTTGAAGTCACTGGTGGACCCGTTGGCCGAGAGGCTGCGCGACCCCAACCTGGCGCCGCTGCTGCGCGAGGGGTTGCAGAGCGAGGTCGCGCGCCTGAACCGATTCCGCCGCCCCAACCCGCCGTCACCCCCGGTGCCGCAGCCCCGGGTCCCGCCAGAGTCGAACCCACCGCAGTAGAGCCCGCCGTTCGGCCGGCGCGCCTCCCCGCGCCGGCACCGCCTCAAGACATCGACGCCATCCACTCAAGGATGGTCAACCTGTTGACTCAAACTGGCCACACGCCTGCCGATGCCTCGCGGATCGTCAATGAGCGTCTGGACGTGATGCGAGAGACCGGGAGCGTTCCGTCAGGGACACAGAACCTTTTCCTCGGGAGCGGGCTGGACGAAGCTGCTTTTAGGGTATTCGAGACGGAAGAAGCCGCCGCCCCGCCGGCCGCCGCACGAGAGACGACGGTCGACCTCGAGGCACGGGCCGCAGAGCCCACGCCGAGCCCGGCGCAGGCCGAGGCCGGGAACTACCGCAAGGGGCACACGAAGCTCGCGGGCCTCGACATCTCGATCGAGAACCCGGAGGGCTCGACACGAAGCGGCGTGGACGCCGGGGGCCGGCCGTGGACCGTGCAGATGCGCTCGCACTACGGATACCTGAAGGGGTTCAAGGGGCGGGACAAGGACCACATTGACGTGTTCATCCGCCCTGGGACACCTGCGGACTACGCGGGCCCCGTGTTCGTCGTGAACCAGGTGCGGCCAGGGGCGCGAACCACGTTCGACGAGCACAAGGTGATGATCGGCTGGCCGGAGGAGGCTTCGGCGCGGCGCGGCTACCTCGAGAACTACGCGAAGGGCTGGAAGGGGCTCGGCTCTATCACGCGGTACGAGATGCCTGAGTTCAAAGCGTGGCTGGAGAGCGACGTGAACCGGATGAAGCCCGCGCTGCCTCCGGCGAAAGCGCGGCAGCCGGCACCGCAGCCGCGGGTGGTGACACCACAAGTGCCGCCGCCGGCCGCCGCGGCACCCGGCTACGTCCTGCCGTCGTTCGTGTCGAAGGGGCTGCGTCCCGAGGCCCCCCCGCGGCGCGTTGAGCCCACGCCACGGATGGCCGAAGCGGCTCGGGCGATGGAGGCGGAATTGGTGGGCCGGCCGCGTCGGGCCGAAGCCGCCGCAGCAGCGCCAGAACGGCGCCCGCCTCCACCGCCCGAGCGAGAGACGCCGACCGGACGCAGCATGGCGGTGCGCGGCGAGCGGGCGCGGTCTGTGGACGATCTTGAGCAGGCGATCCGCTCGGCGACCGACGCCCGCGGTCGCACGCGTTGGGACCAAGTGCCGCTGCCGCCGCTGGACGAGAAGGGCAACCCCGTGCTGCCCGGAGAGGGCCATCTGACTCCGGAGCAGCGTGCCGGGCTCACTCGGTACGTGAGCGAGGAGCTGCGGAAGGCCGAGAGCCTGGCTCGTGAGAGACAGATCATCCGAGACGACCAGGGGCGTGTTGTGGCCAGCCGTCAGATCGCGTCGAAGGCAGGGGGCGCGTTCGAGGGAATGCCGCAGGGGCCCAAGGAGCTGCGCGAGGCGTTGCGCAGGGACAAGGGTAACGCCGTCGAGCTGGAGATGCGACGGCGCGCCGAGGACTTCGCGGAGGAGCAGCGCGAAGCCCACGAGATGAGGGAGGAGCGCGCTGAGCCTCCAGTTGGCGAAGAACGGCCGGCGGCCGAGAAGCCTGGCGTGCGGCCGGGCACGGAGGCCCTCGTCTCTCGCCTCGAGGAGCAGATCGGCAAGGGCCGGGCCCTCGACAACAAGGCGCTCATCCGGGAAGCCGAGGCCGCGTTCGGCGGGACGCGTGGTGAGGGGCGTTACGAGATCCGCGATGCCTATGATGCCCTCGAAGTGGCCGTCAACCGTCGGCTCGGCGAGCGTGCCAAGGAGTTGATAGCCGAGGAGCCGAAAGCGGCTCTGGCGAAGCTCCGAGAACTCATGAAGCGCCTGCCGACGCAAGCCGAGCGCACGCGTGAGCAGACGGAGTTCCAGCAGTTCAGCACGCCACCGACGCACGCGTTCGTCGCTGCGAAGGCGCTGGCGCCACGGGCCGGCGAGGTGGTGCTCGAGCCGTCAGCCGGTACCGGCAGCCTCGCGGTCATCCCGCGGGCCCTCGGCGCTGTGGTCCGCACCAACGAAGTGGCGCCCCGCCGCCGCGGGCTGCTTGAGATGATGGGGTTCCAGACAACGGGTGTCGACGGCGAGCAGCTCCACAACCTACTGCCAGACGACATCCGGCCCACGGCCATCGTCATGAACCCGCCGTTCAGCGCCACGGGTGGCCGGGTAGCTGCGCACAAGACGAAGTTCGGTGCCCGCCACGTTGAGCAGGCGCTGGCGCGCCTCGAGCCCGGGGGCCGCCTCGTGGCGATCCTCGGCGAGGGCATGGCGCTGGAGCGCCCCGCGTTCTCGAAGTGGTGGGAGAAGACGATGGCCCGGTTCAACGTCCGGGCCAACGTCGGGCTCCCGGGCGAGGAGTACGGGAAGTATGGGACGACGTTCGGCAATCAATTGGTGGTCATCGACAAGACAGGCCCCACCCCTGGGGGTAGCCACGTAGAGAGGTTGCGAAACGTCGTCCGCGGGCGTATGTTGTCGTTGGAGGAGGCGGTCGATGCCCTCGGTCCAGTCTCCGAAACCCGACCCGTCCCCGGCGCGCCGGCTGAACGACGGGCAGAAGTGGGCGTACCTCCTGGAGAAGTTCCTGGACGTGCTCGAGGACCAGAGCCCGCGGCTGAACGAGGAGGCGAGCTACTTCGGGCTGAGCGTGCCGCTCGAGGGCTGGGTGAGTACCCCGCTGCAGGCGAACCGGCCGGAGCAGTTCCTGCGGCTGTGGAGGGCGCGAAACCCAAGCCTGTCCCTGGACCGCCTCCAGCAGAGCGACCCCTACGACCTGGCGGTAGGCGTGCTCCGGCTCCTCGCGTAGAACCCACCACCCCGGCATCCGGACACGAGGCGAGTCCAGAGGGTGACCGCGCCATCGAAGCGCGGCCACCGGAGTCTCCGGCGCCAGCCGAGCCGGAGGCCGTGTCGAAGCCGGTGGCAGAGCCCGCCGAGCGCACCGTTGTCGGCCCCGACGAAGTGGAGCGCCGCGAGGTGCCGGGCGGCACCTTCGTCCGCTACGTGCCCGAGCGGCTGCGTGGCACCGAAGGGCTGTACAAGCACCCGGGCGAGATCGTGGAGGCCGCGTCCATGGCGGCCGTCGAGTCGCCGGCAATCACCTACCGCTCGGAGTACCTCGAGCGGATAGCGCGCAAGGGCGACATCTCGGACATCCAATACGAGAGCGCGCTGTACGCCGAGCAGCGGGCACAGCGATTGCTGCCTGATGGCCAGCGCGCGGGCTACTTCGTTGGCGACGGCACTGGCGTGGGCAAGGGGCGCATCATCTCGGCGATCGTCCTCAACAACCGCGCCGCGGGCCGGAAGCGGGCGATCTGGGTGTCGGTGAGCAACGATCTCATCGAGTCGGCCGGCCGCGACCTTTCGGACCTCGAAGGCGGGAAGGCCGTGAGCCTGAAGCGTATCAACGAGTGGGGTGCGAAGCAGGACATTGACCTTGCGGATGGCGTGGTGTTCACCACCTACAACTCGCTGATCTCCGAGGGCAAGGGTGAAGGCGCGCAGACGCGGCTCGACCAGTTGAAGAAGTGGCTGGATCCCAAGGGCGATGGTGGTGAGGGCGCGGTCATCGTGTTCGACGAGGCGCACAAGGCGAAGAACGCGCTGGCCGAAGGTCGCGCCGAGCCGACGAAGACCGGGCTCGCTGTCGTGAAGATCCAGCAGGAATTGCTGCCGAAGGCACGGGTCCTCTACTCGTCGGCCACCGGGGCGACCGACGTCCGCAACATGGCGTATATGGTGCGGCTCGGTCTCTGGGGCAAGGGCTCGGCGTTTCCCGGCGGCTTTCCCGAGTTCCTATCCGAGATCGCTGGCGGTGGCGTCGGTGCCATGGAGATGGCGGCGCGCGACCTGAAGGCGGTCGGCGCCTACAACAGCCGGGCGCTCACCTACGAGGGGGTCGAGTACCGGGAGACGGTTCATGAGCTGACGACTGACCAGCGGCGGATCTACGCGGATACGGCGACCGCCTGGCAGCAGGTGCTGCAGAACGTGGACCGGGCCATTGGCGAGATGACCGGCGGCGGGGCGTGGCAGCGGAAAAACGCCATGACCCAATTCTGGAACTCGCACCAGCGGTTCTATCGGACGCTGCTCACAGCGTTCAAGATGCCGACCGTTCTCAAGCGCGCCGAGCAAGAGCTGAAGGACGGCAACTCCGTGGTCATCGGGCTCATCGGGACCGGGGAGTCCCAGGCCACGAAGAAGGCGGCGCAGGTTGTAGCCGAAGGCGGGTCACTGGACGAGGTGGACTTCTCGCCGCGCGAGGTCATCGCGCAGTACCTTCAGAAGAGCTTCCCGGTCGAGCAGTACCAGGAGGTTGCGTCGCCGACCGACCCGACGAAGACGATTCGCACGAAGGTGCTGGACAAGGACGGGAATCCGGTGCTCAACAAGGAGGCCGTAGCCGTCCGCGACGAGATGCTTGATAGGCTCTCCGATCTCACGATTCCCGATAGCCCGCTTGACCAGATCCTCAACAACTTCGGGCCGGCAAAGGTGGCCGAGATCACGGGGCGCTCGAGGCGGCTGATCCGCGATCCGAAGACGGGCAAGCGCGAGTGGCTGCGCCGCTCGTCGAAGGGCGTACCGCAGAGCGCGGTCAACACGCACGAGATGGATCAGTTCCAGTCGGGGAAGAAGCGGGTGGCCGTGATCTCCGGAGCCGGGAGCACCGGCATCTCGCTCCACGCGTGGAAGCGGGCGCTCAACAAGCAACGCCGGGTCTTCCTGACGGCGGAACTAAGCTGGTCGGCGGATCAGCAACTCCAGTTCTTCGGGCGCGTCCATCGTTCTGACCAGGCGGCGCCCCCCATCTTCGACCTGATCTCGACGAGCGCCGGGGGCGAGAAGCGCTTCAGCAGCACGATCGCCCGTCGGCTGGGGAGCCTCGGGGCGCTGTCGAAGGGCCAGCGGGATGCCACGGGCGGCGGCGAGCTCGCCAAGTACAACTTCGAGACGTTCGAGGGCGAGGCGGCGCTCCAGCGGCTCTATGGCGACCTCACGGGCCGGGGCGAGGGCGTCAAGGGGATCGAGGATGGCCCGGGCGTCCTCGTGGACATGGGGCTGATCAAGGAGCGTGGGACCACGGTCGACGGCAAAGACGCCCGAGACGTGCCGCGGTTTCTGAACCGCATCCTAGCCCTCGATCTCGACCGGCAGAACGCGCTGTTCGACGCGTTCGCCGAACGCTTTGACCGTGCGGTGCGGCTCGCCAGGGAGAACGGGACGTTCGACGAGGGAGTGGCCTCGATCAAGGGGAAGAGCATCCGGTTCAAGGGTGAGCCGGCGACGATCGCCACCGATGAGACCACGGGGGCGAAGACGTTCCACTACACGCTCGACGTCGACAAACCGACGCACCCTGTGAAGTACGAGCGGGTCAGCGAGATGTTGGACAAGGCGATCGAGAAGGGCCAGGGGCCAGGGGGCACGCCGGCCGGGTTCTTCCGCCAGGAGCGCTCAAAGCGCATCGTGTACGCGGAACGCGGCGCCGACCGCACGGACCCGAAGACCGGGAACATCGAGCGCACGGCCGTGGTGACCACGGTGCGGGAGCTGCGCTCCGAGGTGCTTGGGGAGCGGGAGTTCAACGAGCGCTACGAGGCCCCGAAGTTCGAGAAGGGGGAGGCAGAACGGCTGTGGAACGAGCAGCTCTCCAGGGTGAAGCCGGTCGAGACGCATGAGGTTCACGTCATCGGCGGGTCGGTGCTCCCCTTGTGGTCGCGGCTGAAGAACGCGCGCACCAGCAAACTCAAGATCGTGCGCGCGGTGGCCGACGACGGACGGCGCGCCGTGGGCGTACAGATCCCGAAGGCCGACGTCGGCCGGGTGCTTCGAGAGATCGGCATCAAGCGCTCGCTCCAGACCCCGGAGGAGGTGTTCCGCGCCGTGGCCGAGAACGAGGACACGGTGCCGCTCGTCGAGAACCTCGAGCTGGGCCCCGGGCGCGTGCGCGGCGAGCCGCGCCTGGAGCTCCGTGGCCCCGGGCTGAATTCCTACAAGTTCGGTGAGCTGCGGGACATGGGGCTGATCAACGAGCAGATCGAATGGAAGCAGCGGTTCTTCGTGCCCAGCGACCCCGAGGCTGGTATCCCGATCATGAAGCGGTTGCTGGACCGCTACCCATCGCGGCTCGAGGGGAAGGACCCGGCTGCGGAGATCGCGCGTCGCTCGAGCGAGGAGGGTTCGACGCTGATCTTCGATGACCTGGCGCGGCTCATCTTCGACCTGGGTGAGTTCGTGGCCCGCGAGGTGAAGGGATTCGGCGACTGGAGTTTGGAAATGCTGCGGCGTGCCGGGCGCTACGTCAGCGACCTTGGCGACCATCTCCGCGAGGTCTGGGACCGGATCACGGCGCGGCGGGTGGCACCAATTCCGCCGACGGCGCAGCCGGGTGCGACGGCCGCCGGACGAGCGGCGGCCGCCGCCGCGCCGCCCGCCGGTCGCCCGCCGAGGCCCACCGCGGCGCCGGCCCCTCCCAGGCCCTCGCCTGGCGCCGGCTTCAGGATGCCCGAGGAGGGGCTTGGCGACAGCCTGATCCGGAACCTGCAGGACAAGTTCATCCGCGTGAAGCGGGCGCAGGAGGCGATCCGCGGTGCTGGTCGCCAGATCAGGGAGGAGGCCGACGTCTACGAGCGGATGGAGGCGTTCGAGGCGCGGGCCGCCGAACGCCTGCGCGACGTGGAACAGAAGTACGCGCAGCCGCTCATAGACGGTCTCGCCCGGGAGGGCCTGAAGCTCGAGGACTTGGACCGCTACCTGTACGCGAAGCACGCGCCGCGCCGCAACGAGGTGATCCTGGAGCGCAGCGACGGGGCGATTGCCGATGGCTCGGGGCTCAGCGATCGGCAGGCAGCGGACATCCTGCGCGACATCGACCGGCAGGGGCAGACTCCGAAGCTCCAGCGGCTCTCGCGGATCGTGCGCGAGGTGCGCGACGAGCAGCTCCGGGTGCTGGAGGACGGAGACCTGATCTCTGCGGAGCAGGCCCAGGCGTGGCGGCAGACGATGGGCGAAGACTACGTGCCGCTGCGCACGGTCGAGGTCGAGGACGGCATGGGCACGGGCCGCGGCTTCGACATCCGGGGCCGGGAGTCGAAGATCGCAGCGGGCCGCGCGGGGCTCGCCGACAGCCCCACGACATTCCTGCTCGCCCAGCTACAACGGGCCGTGGTGCGAGCCGAGAAGAATCGCGTGGCCAAGACGTTCGGGCAACTGGTGGCCGACCATCCGGACCCAACGCTCTGGGAGCAGGACGTCAGTCACATGCGCACGGAGCTGGGGGCCGACGGCAAGCTGCGCCAGGTGCGGGACGTGCTGGCCGACCAGCAGGACTTCAAGTTCAAGGTGAACGGCGCCGAGCACCGCGTGTCGATCAAGGATCCGCTGCTACGTCGGGCGATGGAGAACCTGAGCGCTCAGGAGACCGGGGCGTTCCTGCGCAAGGTCGGGAACCTGACGCGGCTGTACTCGCAGCTCGTAACGGCGTGGAGCCCCGAGTTCGTGGCCACGAACCTGGTGCGCGACGTGCAACAGGCCGTCGCCAACGTGACCGCCGAGCAGAGCGCCGGCATCGCCCGGAACATGGTCAAGGGCATCCCGGGGGCCATTCGAGGCATGTACCAGTCGCTTCGCAACCAGCAGGCCACCGGACAGTGGGCGACGCGCGCCAGGGAGTACCGCGAGGCCGGGGGCACCGTGGGCTGGTACCAGTTGCGGTCGGTTCCGGAGATGGAGCGGCGGATCGAGAGCCGGGTGCGCGCCGCGGGCCCCGGGGTGCGCGCCGGGGTGCGCCGCGCGTGGTCGGGGGCCATCGACTGGATCGAGGACATCAACAAGGCGGTTGAGAACGGGACGCGCTTGGCGCTGTTCGCGGCGCTGCGCGATGCCGGGGCCACGAGGCAGAAGGCGGCGAGCGTCGCCAAAAACGTGACCCTGAACTTCAACCGCAAGGGCGAGGCGGGGCCCGCCATCAACTCGCTCTACGCGTTCTTCAACGCCAACATCCAGGGCGGGAAGCGGATGATCGACGTGCTCCGCACGCCTCGAGGCCGGCTGATCGCTGCCGGGCTCATCGGCTCGGGGTTCGCCCTCGATCAGTGGAACCGGGCGCAGGCCGGGGACCAGGACAACGACGGGACGAACGACTACGACGCGGTGCCCGAGTACATCAAGGACCGCAACCTCGTGTTCATGCGCGGCGAGGGCCGGCGCCCGCTGCTCTTCCCGATGCCCTACGGCTGGAACGTGGTGAACGCCGTGGGCCGGAACGCCGGGGCCGCGATGAGCGGTGCCATCACCCCGGGGCGCGCCGCGGCCAACACGGCGACCGCGCTGTACAACGCGTTCAACCCGCTGGGCAGCGAGGCGGACCTCGTGCAGGTGCTGAGCCCGACGTTCCTCGACCCGATCGTGCAGGACGTCATGAACCGTGACTTCACGGGGCGTGCCATCCGTCCGGAGCGGTTCCCAGGGCAGGCCGAGAGGCCGTCGAGCGAGATGTACTACAAGAACGTGCCGCCGCTGGCCAGGGAGCTGGCGAAGCGCCTCAACCAGGCGACGGGCGGTGACCAGGTGACCCCCGGCTACATCTCGGTGAGCCCCGAGACCATCCAACACTATTTCAACTTTGCGACCGGCGGCCTGGGGCGCTTCGGGTCCAACGTCGCGGGGCTCGCCGTGAGCCTGGCGGAAGGCGAGGTGCCGTCGGTGCGCAACGTGCCGTTCGCCCGGCGCTTCGTCTACGAGCCGACCGAGGGCCAACAGGCGAGGACGTACCGAGACAACGCCCAGGAGCTAGAGACGCTGTGGGCGCGGTACAAGACGTACCGTGAGCAGGGCAACGTCGAGGCCGCCGCCGGGTTGCCGCAGAACATGCTGCGGGCGAAGCGCTACGTGGACCGCATCGACAGCCAGATCCGGAGGCTGCGGCAGTTTGGAAAGCGGCGTGGTGTAGACTACGAGCCGCAGATCCGGGAGCTCCAGATCCGGGCCAATCGGCTGGTGGCCCAGGCCAGGGGCCAGGGGGCCGCGTGATCAACCCGCTGCGCGATCAACCGAACGTCCCGGGCCGCCGCCACCCGCCGCCGGTGCCGGTGTTCAGCCGCCTGCTGCCGGGAGAGGCGGGGATCGCGCTCGAGGACTTCCTGCGACACCTGCGGGACGAGTTCTCAGGGGAGCCCGCGCCGCACACGCATCCGGGGCTACCGGCGGTCGGCTCCGTGCCCGGCGTCAGCGGCGAAGAGGCTGCGGCGATCGCCTTCTTCCTCGGCGGCTGCTGAGCGATGGCCCTCGAGGCGTTCACCCGGCAAGCGAACCCGGCGGCCGCTACGCTCACGGCGCTGGCCACGGTGCCGGCCGACAGCCTTTACCTCATCGCCATCCTGACGGTCGCCAACCGTAGCGCGAGCCCCACGAGCTTCCGGCTGGCGCTGGCCCCAGCGGGCGCCGCCGACGCGCTGACGCAGTACGTGGCGCGCGACCTGCCGATCAGGGGCAATGACGTGTACCGGACGAAGCTGGTGTTGGCGCCGACCGACGTCATTCGCGTGTACGCGACGCTCGCCACGCTGACGTTCACCGTCAACGGCCTGCGGGTCGTGGCATGAGCTGCAACGGCTTCGCCCGGCCAGATCCGCTTGAGGTGCTGTTCTCTAAGACCCCGGACCTGGATGCGTTCGGCCGCCTGCGGACGAGCGACCCCACGACGCTGTTCGACCACGTAAACCAGTACGACAACACGCCTCTGCTCTGGGAGACGACGCTCACCGGGGGCGCGACCGAGACCCACCTGCCCAACCAGAGCGCGACACAGCTTCGCTGTGGGACGGCCAACGGCGACAAGGCCGTGCGCCAGACACGGGCCTATCACCGCTACCAGCCGGGCAAGGCGCAGTTGGTTCGGGTGACGCGACTGTTTGGGGCGCCGGTGAGCGGCTTGCGTCGGCGTAGCGGGCTGTTCGACGTCGACAACGGGCTGTTTTTGGAGCAGACGGGATCCGGGTTCTCGTTCATCGTGCGCAGCAAGACCAGCGGCTCGGTCGTGGACACGGCCATTGCCCAAGCGAGCTGGAGCCTGGACAAGCTGGACGGCACAGGGCCGTCGGGCGAAACACTGGACCCGACAAAGGCCCAGCATGTGGTGTTCGCCTTCGAGTGGCTGGGTGTCGGTGGCGTGCTCTTCGGATTCGACCTCGGAAACAAGACGGTGTACGCGCATCACTTCAAGTCGGCCAACGTTCTGGCCACGCCGTACATGACGACAGCCAACCTCCCGCTGCGGAACGAGATCGAGAATACGAGCGGCCAGGGCACCACACACGACCTAGTGGCGATCTGCAACACGGTGATCAGCGAAGGCGGTTTCGAGCTGGAGCGTGGCTACGGGTTTGGAGCGCATAACCTGAGCGTTGTCAGCGGAATCGGCACCGGAGCCTGGGTGCCGCTTGTCTCCATCCGGCCGGCCGCGACCTTCAACTCTATCGTCAACCGTGGGCAGATCGTGCCGCAATCGGTTTCGGTGCTCGTCAGCAGCGGCTCGGCGGCCTTCTCCTTGTTCTACGACCCGACGGCGCTGACCGGAGGTGCCTGGGCCGCGGTCCACGCGTCGAGCATTGTCGAGTCCAACGTGACGGCTACGGCGGTAACAGCGGGGCTGCCGATCGAGGTCGGCTTGGCAAGCGGTACCGCTGGGCTCGGCGGTGGAGTGGCCGTGCCACATGACTTCGTGTCGCGCTACCCGCTGACCCTGGACATTGCTGGCGCGAATCCGAAGGTGCTGACGCTCGCGGCTCGTGCATTGACCGGAACCGTCGACGCGGCAGGCGCGCTGAACTGGAAGGAGCTGCGATGACGCTGGGAGCCATTCCGGGCAGCAACCGTGCGGCGGGCGCGACGATCAACGCCGTGGGGCCCGTGACACAGATGATGCTGCCGGTAGGTGGCTATGGTGCCGCCGGGTTCACGCTGGCCGCCGGAACGCTGTCGGCCACGCTGAGGCCGGAGGTTAGTTTCGATGGCGGCGACACGTGGCTTCCCTGGGAGTTCGACGATCCGAACACCGGGGTGAAGATGGAGGCGCTCGTCGTCACGGACCCCAACCCCGCGAGTTCGTGGACCGTGCTGCCACCGGGGGGCACCACACACTCTCGGATCAACGTCACGTCGTACACGTCGGGGGCCGCCGGCTGCATCTACGTGCTTACGGAGATGAGCAGGCCACCGCGGCGCCGGCCATTCAGTCGATTCGTGCTCAGCCAGGGTGCCGCCGGCACCACGGTGGTGGCCGCAGCGTCGCCCGGAAACCGGCACAAGGTTCTGGGCATCGTAATCTCGCTGGCCAACGACGGGACCTGGCGGTTCACGGGTGCCGGCAACCTCACCGGGAACATCAAGCAGGATGGCCAGCTTCAGCCGGTGGTCATCGGGCCGATCGAGATTCCGATCGTGGAGACCGACCTCGGGGCGGCGCTGAGCATAGTGACGACCCAGGCGGCGCAGGGCGTCATCGTGTACCTCACGGAACCCTGAAACGTAGCGGGGGGAGGCGGGGCCGTTACCAGCCGTGGGCTCAGCCGGCCGGCCCCCTGCCCTGAGCCTCCCCCAAGGTCCGAAGTCTACCACCTTTCTCCGGCCTAGGACTTGACAGGCATTCCCCCATGGTGTATACTATAGGGGAGTGGGGGGGAGCGAATGAGCAAGGGCGAGGCCGAGCGCTCCAGCCGGGTCTGCGACGAGTGCGGGCATCAGCATGTCGGGACGTTCGCC